CTGCTTCGTCTTTTAAATCTTGTTGAAATGTTGTGTTTAATTTTTGCACTATACTATCTACATCTCTAACAAATGATTGTTGCACTTGTTGATCGTAGCCTTCTAAAGGTTGTGTAAGTGATTGTACTATTCTTGCCATTACCTTCTACCATCCGGTTGATAATCAATTCTAAAAGTTCCTACTTTCCAAAATTGACTTGTACTTGTGTTATCTATTTTTAATGATATTGATCTTGCACGTGCACGTGTATCTATTTTTTGTGTACTACTTGTTATAGTAAATGGACCTAATGATGAACTAACTTCTGAATCATTTGGAAAATCTCTTAAATTTAATGTAACTCTAGTATCTCCTGTTTGAGCTAAAAAATCTGGTAACACTCTTCTTATTTTCATTATAAACTCACCATCACCATTTAAACCTTCTGATCCAATATCAAAATCTCCAGACTCAATATTTGCAGTGATAGAAGAGGTTGCACCTTCTCGTATTTGATCTAATCCTTTTTCATGTTCATAGTAATAACTAACACCATCTGTATTACCTTGAACAAAAGTTGAAGAACCCGAAGTTCCGTTAGAACTTGTATCATATTCTGATGCGTGAGGTTTACCAAATACAGCTGAGTCTTGCCATGCAGTTCTTGCTAATGTTCCTGTAGTCCAAACTGGTCTATCTGGAGTTGAGTCAAGATAATTATAACACACCATTCTATTAACAGTTGCTGATGATGAACTTGGATAAAACCACATTACCTCACCAAACAAATTATTAAGACCTGCATTAATATGTTGTTTTGGAATTGTATTAATATCATCATAAACATGGTCTTCAACTAAACATGGTAATGATTCTAGTTTACCAGTATATCTAAAAAAACCATTTTCTGACATCCAATATGCAGATCCATCAACTTCAACAGCCGCATTTTTACCAATCAATCCACAGTTTGTACCAACTTGTTGAAAAGAAAAAGTAAAAGGACTTCCAACAAATCTCATAATAAATAATGCAGTGTCAGTCCAAACGTAAATTGCATCTCTACCTCTAATAGCTCCTACAATTTTTGATCCATCTGCAAGTCTTTGCGTGCCTGCAGTGTTGGTTGCGCTTGGTGCATAAGATGATGTTGTATTAATATTTTCTTGATCAGAAAATCTTATAAACATTTCATCTCTTGTGCTAGATGTACCAACTGTTGTTTCTGTTCCAAAAAATATTAAGTGTCTATCGGGTGTTGATACTAAACTAAAACTAGATGATGTTGGAGCATTCGCAAGTATAGTTGCTCTTGTTGCGTTAGCTGTTGTAGGATCTGAGTTCCATTCAAATGTTTCTCCACCTGATATAGTTGCAATAAGTGTGTTACCAAAATTATCTAAGGACCATAAACCTGGTGCTGTTACAATATCTCCTGATGCTGCAGCATTCCATGCAAAAAAGTTTGCTGCGTCTGTGACTGTTGCACCAGAACTGTGTGTTGCAGCTGTTGTGCCATTTGCACCTCTAGTTAAACCCGATAAAGTCCCACCGCTATTTCCAGTATATGTAATTAATTCTGTTCCTATCTGTACCGTACCTGATGATGGAAAAGATGTTGAACTAGCCATTGTTAAACTTGTAACTGATGTATTAATTCCTGATGATAAGGTAGATGTAAACTGCCCTTGTGCTACACCACCCCATGATCCAAGACCCCAACCTGTTGTTGCAGTTTCAACTGCTGGTCCAACTGGATAATAATGTTGTACACGTATACCACCAGATGTGCTTGCTCCAGAACCACCCTCATTAGAAGGCATAGTAATAGTTAAAGTTGTGTCAGTTGGTATTGATGTTACCATAAATTTTACATCTGTAAAATCACCAGATGAAAAATTAGAATTAGTTATAGAACTAAAATTATCTAATAAAATAATATCACCTTTACCTATGTTATGTGCTGATGAAAAAGTTAAAGTTACAACTGCAGATCCGTTAGTTGTACTAAAAGCTGATGTTAAAGTTGTTGTAGATTTAATTGGATGTATGTCATAAAATATACCACCAGAGTATGCATATAAAATACTACTACCACCAAGTACAGCATACTTAATTCCTGAAGCATTTACAAAATGATGAATGGCAGTATTACGACCCGTTAATTCAACAGAACCTAGTTGTGCCCAACCCCCTATTTTTTCGGGTGTTCCATATCTAAATCTAACGTTGTCACCAGCAACCCATTGGTTTTCACCTCCGGTGTCGGTAACTTGTTTATTAAATCCAGGTGCAAACTTTACCTTCTGTAACATAGTGTAATCCTATGCTTTACTACGGTTTAGTTGGCCACGTAGCGTTTTCACATTTAGCAACAGTATCTTTACCTGCAGGCAGG